GGTGTCGTGAAGGGTGAATTTCATTGGATGCTTTCGTTGGTTAAGGAGGGGGGGCTTTATGGCCTACCCTTTCGCGTCACGCGTTGTCGCATGGCGCGCGGAGGATGGGTCATTCAATCCAAGCTGTCCCAAAGAGCGGTTTTACTCGCTAGACCGGAATAGTGGACTTGGTAGCGCGGGGGATTCGGAACTCCAACCTCGCGCCAAAGTTCCAACTGCTTTTGAGCGTATTCGATAGCTTCGTCCATTGTTTTGGCCCATTGGACTAGCTGAGGTTTTGACCTGCTAGACAGCGATGTTTGCATGACGTAGTAGTTCATTTTATGCGCGGGGTATGGGTTTAACGAACGAACGGCGCAATCTCCAGTTCAAGCGGCATATTCCGACGCGAAACGAAGGCCTTCCGCGCGGCCTGATTCGGAGCCGCCTAGGACGATGCGTTCGCACGCGGAGTCCGACAGTTGTCGGGAAAAGGCGTTCCAATGCTCGCGCGCGTCGCAGTGGGGAATACCGCAATCGCGGTGGAGAACATGCGCGAAGGCGGCGAAAAAGTCGTCGCGGACCTCGCTGACCTGCTCGTCCATGCCGATTGCGCGCATCAAGTCCGCCTCCAGGCGCGATAGGCGCATGCGCGGGAGAATGGATTCGACCGCGAAATCATGCGCGTCCGCCCAGATTTGCTGATATGCGTTGGTTTTAATCCACAAAGAGCCGTCGTCAAAAAGGTGATAAATCGATGCGTCACCGCCTGACCCTTCGCGGAATGATTCATTGATGTTGTCCGCGAACGGCGGAAGTTCCTCAAGCAAATCCTGCTCCTCAGGCGTGTCGTTCAGGTAATGCTGGCGCACATAGGCAAGCGCGGATTGCCGGAGGTTGTCCGCGTGGAATGATTGCAGGATCGGCTCGCGGGTGATGATGCGTTCGAGGATGGGGATGAGTTTTGGATTCATTGGATTTTATGCTTTGGATTGGATTAATTGCTGCGGATAGATTGGCCTACCCTTTCGCTCCACTCTTGCGAATGAAGCGCGGAGGATGGGTCAAAGCTCAAAGGTAACCAGACGATAGCCACGGCGCGGTTCTCCCCACCCGCGTGGGGATGGTCCGGCAATGGCTAGGTGTTTGAGGGTGGGGCGGCGCATGGTCTGTTCGGTGAACCGTTCACCGTCCACAATCCACCGTTGCCGATGGACTGGGAACGATGACCGGGTCAACGTCCGGTTTGAAACCAACGGAACAGCCAACCGAACAAACCATGCCGATCATCGATGAACGATTGATGGTTGTTCAATCGGACGACCATTTGATCGATACCCATACCGTCGGTACGGACCGACAGGTTGTTCAGGTTTGATTTGCATTTCTGAAGGTTGTGTTGGATCGAATCGAGTTTAGCCCAATCGGTGGCTGTAGGGATGGGGGGGAATGCGTTGGTTTTCATTACGAGGACAGAGTAGGGTGGGAGGGGTGCGGAGTCAAAACATTTTTTGAAATAATTTGAGAAAACATCGGGAAGGGATGAAGTAGACACCGTCAAGATGCTAAAATCGGGTGCTGTCCTTACCTTCGGATGAAATCAAAGTGCGAAATTTAACGATAAAGTGGCATACAAGATGTTGTGGTGTCGGCCTGGGATGGACACAATGGGTTGTGGTGTCGGTTTGTTCCATGTGGAACAAATCGGATTGCGAAACGGTACCTTGGATTGCAAGGTACTAGACATGACAAGTGAGCAGTGGACGAAAGCGAAAAGCCTGTATCTGGCGGGGAAGACATGGAAAGCGATTTCAAGCGACTTGGGATTGAATCAATCCACTTTGCTTTCCAAAGCGTCACGGGAAGGATTGCCCAAGGTGAGGAAGGAATTGAGGAACACTGTTTCTTTAGGGGAAACAGTTTCCCTAGAAAGCCTGTCCACTTTGGTCCGAAACAAGCTTGCCGCCGACGCTGCGTCAACGCTCGAACGGATTGACAGCTACGCATTGGACGGAATCAGAGACGAGAGTACTAGAGAACAGATCCTGGGAAGCGTGGCAAAGCGCTCTGCACTGGTTTTCGGATGGTCCGAACAGGGTGAAGCAGCGTCCGTTTCGATCAATCTGCTCGGTTCGATGCCGGACCGAGTCGCTGAGGTCAACGTCACGGGAGAACCCGGTTTGAAGTGAACATAACAGGTAATGTGCATGCCAGTCGGACTGATGATCGTCATAAGGTAAGCTTATCTGAGAAAAGGATTGTTTTTCCTAGGGATTGGCACAGTTTGTGTCGCAAAGCCGGCACCCCCTTTTGGGGACGGCTTCGTTTACGATACCCCCCTCAAAAATTTTCCACCTTTTTGACCATGATAAACAAAATTCAAATCGGTCAAAGTATTACTTTAACCTACTGCGAAAAGAAGTTGTCGCATTTTGTTGCTCGTCATCGAAACGGTAATAATCGCCATTTTAATATCACCAACCTAAAGATTAGCTCGGATTCTCCGCATGCTGTTGATCTTGAGGGTATTGCTGGCGAGATTGCTTTCTGTCGCTTGTTCAATGTGTATCCTGATTTGGACACCGACCGACCGCCCCCGCATCCGTTCTACGACGCGACAATACCACCGTCGCCCGGTTATCGCATCGATGTCAAAACGACCAAGTACGACAATGGAAAGCTATTGGTGGACGCTCGCAAAAACAGCGTGAAGACTGATGCTGTTGATTTCTACGCTCTGATGACCGGCTCATTCCCAGGACCGTACACTTACCGTGGAATGATAGCGCGAGAGACGATCATCGCGCCGCATAGGATTCAGACGATCAAGGGTTATCGCTCTTACGTCGCCATCCAGTCGGAGTTAGTGGCCAACCCTACGGATGCCACATTCTGATTGACAGATTGGCTATTTCTGTGCGTGAGTCGGCTTATCGACCTTAAGCAATGCGTGGGCTTGGTCAGCCATCGCAAAACTGTCTAAGTGGAAGTGACGCTCCGCATGTGGTAATAGGTTGGATAATCATCCACTGTGTGGTGGATAGTTGGCCAACCATAACGTCGGTTTAATTTCATAATCTCATGGCTTGTCCTAATGTCTTCAACGCCTTTGCGGTGGCTACTGAGTCGCTCGCTCAGGACGTTTATAAACGCGCCTCGTACCGCTCGATGTGGCTCAACATGATTGAGCGCGGCGAGTATCCTCAGGGTACTAGTTTGACCCAGACCTCGTTCACCACCACTTCCATTGAGCCGACTGCGGCTGAGGAGTGGTCGGCCATCACGCTCGCCAGTGGCGAGAACGGTGGCGCTTGCGATGTCACCTACAATGACGTTCCGGTCGGCTATAATGCCGTTACTTGGAGTCCTGAGCGTTTCGCCCTCAAAGGTCCGCTCCTGTGTAAGGACGACCTGACCTTCGACCATCGCGTCGAGGCGTTCCTGCGTGTGTACTTGGAGAAGCTCTCGATCCGCGCTCAGCGCACTTGGGAGGCTCGTTATCAGAACACCTTCGCCAAGTTCGCCATCAAGGCAGTGGCCGACTCGTCCTTCACTCAGGTCGAGACGATTCCGTCCGGCGTGAATGAGTTCCCCTGGATTCAGACCGGATCGGCTGGTCAGGCGCTCAATCAGTCCACTTCTGAGCTGACTCAGGAGATGCTTGATGTCGCGGCTGCCACGCTGATCCGCAATGGTGCGACGAATCCTGATAGCTCCGGCTTCATCAGCTACTCCAGCGATGGCCCGATCTTCCCGTTGTACATCGGCTTGGAGGCTTCGCAGCGCATCGCTCAGAACAACCCGGCGTTCCGTGAGGATCTGCGTCAGGCTGATATGGGCAGCGGTAGCGGCGCTGAGTTGCTCAAGCGCATTGGCGCGAACCGGGTCATCAAGAACTTCCGCCATGTGCCGAATCTGTTCCCGCCCCGGTTTACCTATGCTGGCGGCAAGTACACGCTGGTTCAGCCGTTCACCAGCTCCAGCGGCACCAAGGGTACTGTGTTCAGCGTCAACTCAAGCTGGGTGACTGCTCCGTACGAGGCTGCGTTTATCGTTACCCCGTACGTCTTCAAGTCGCACATCGTGCGTCCTGTGAACCGCGTTGGTGATTTGAGCTGGATGCCGACCAACTACATGGGCGAGTGGCAGTGGGTGACGGGTGCCTACAAGCTCGATGTGAATTGCGCCGATCCGCTGGAGAAGAAGGGTCAGCATTACGCTGAGTTCGTTCACGCGAGTGAACCCGTCTTCACCAACCAGGGCATGACGATTATCTTCCGTCGTTGCACTGGTGCGCTAACGACCATCATCTGCTCGTAATTCGAGTTTAGGTGATTGACGCAAATCCCGTCACGGTTTACGCTGTGGCGGGATTTTTATGCACTTAACGAGAGGAATTCGGCGCGAAGACGGCATGGTTTTCTGGGGGTTTTGCGGGAAGAATCCAGACGGAACGCCATTCGAATACTGGGTAAACGAGCAGGTTTTTGAGAAAAATATTAAGAAGAGCAGTGAAAGGTTAAAGAAAAGGTACGCTTCAAATAAGCAGGAATATCTGAGGCAGCAGCGCGAGTACCGAGTGAAAAACGCCGATGCGATTCGCGAGAGAAGGCGTCGCTATCGCCAGAGAAATGCGGCAAAGATTAAGGTGGCGAAGCAAATTTACGCCGCAAACAACAAGGATAAGATTGCGAAAGCATTGGCAAACCGTCGCGCCAACAATCCGATTGTTCGAATGGCCAACTCAATGCGCCGCTCAATACGCCGATATCTCGACGCTGGACAGAAGGGTGAGATGAGCAGTTTTGAAATCATCGGCTGCTCGAAGGATGATCTTCGCAAGCATCTTGAATCTAAGTTCAGAGATGGAATGACTTGGCAGAACTATGGAAAACATTGGCACATCGACCACATTGTACCTCTGATTTCAGCCAAGTCGTCGGATGAGGTTAAGCGGCTTTGCCATTGGACTAATCTGCAACCGCTTGAGGCGCTGGAGAATTTGCTCAAGAGCGATAAAATGCCCCTTGCCACCGACGCATCCTCGTCTCAATCTATCGACCGGGTTGATTCATAGGTTGTGTGTCTAATGCCGCTACACGCGGCAACCCCTCATCGGCTCGAAAGGCTTGGTGAGGGGTTTTTTATTGACACAGTAGGCCACGAAGTGATGCTACCCGTATGCCGAGTTTTACCATTCCCGAAGGCGTTGAGATTCCTGAGAATTTGAAGGAAGGCGAGGCGTTCCAGACGATGGCGACTATCGTTCTTGGCAAGGGTGGCAAGGCTGAGGTTATTGAGATTGATGGCATGGTCATCCCAGGCTACGAGAACAAGTCCAAGGGCAAGAAGATGGCCGAGCGTGGTGAGGAGGAGTACGAGGAGGAGGAGGTTGCTGGGGGTGGCGGCGGCGGCGAAGGTTTCATTGCTGAGGTAATGCGCCGTGGTTCTGGTCCGATGGCCTAAATTGTAAAAGCGTATGGCTGACATTACTTGTGCAGAAACGGCAACGCTACTGAGTGAGGTTAGCCCACTTGGATGTCGCGCACCGTGGGAGCGTGAGATGGCTAAGTTGGCACTTCTCAATCGTATTGCTGATGGCGCTGGAATGGCGGCGGCAAATGCTGCGGGATTTGGAACTGTTCGATCTGTCACGGCAACCACGGCAATCGTTTCGAGTGATTTCGCGATTCTTGCCAACTCAACATCGGGTGCGATTACGGTTTCGCTTCCCCCGGCGGCGACGGCTAATGGTCGGATATTCTTCGTGAAGCGGGTGAATGCGGGTGCGAACAACGTGACTATTGACCCGTTTAGTGCTGAGACGATTGACGGAGCGGCGACTCTTGCTTTGACGACGCAGTGGGCCAAGGCTCAATTCATCAGCAACGGAACGGCTTGGTTCATCATCGCAACCTAAAGATATGGCCGACGCATCATCCATTACTTGCACGGAAGCTGCTGAGCTTATCTCCGAGGTTTCGGCGAGCGGATGTCGTTCTCCGTGGGAGATGGAGATGCTTGAGATTGCGCTTCTGAATCGAATTTACGATGTGACTGGTGCGCCTGTTGCGTTTCCGTTGACGGCGGATTTGACCGTTGTTACGGCTGATGTGACATCGATAACGGCGGACGAGACTCAATTTTAATCTACGGTAAAACCCTTCAATACTTCACATGGCAAAGCAAACGATCAATATCGGAACAGCTCCGAACGACGGAACGGGAACGCCGCTTCGTACAGCGTTCGATTACTGCAATCTGAACTTCACGGAGCTGTACACGGCAGTCGGCCCGAGCGGCAACAACATCGTCGTTCCTGGCACCGCCACCATCACCGGCAATCTGACGGTTGACACGAACACGCTGTTTGTCGATGCGGCGAACAACTACGTTGGTGTTGGTACTGTTACACCTCTTGCTCAGTTCTTTAGTACGCTGAACGCAACCGGAGTTGCTGGACGACTCAACACCAACACGATTGGTTCAGCGATTGCGGCATCCTATCAGACAGCAGGAATCACCAATGGAACTCTTCCGTTTGGTATTCGATGCACTGGAAATGCTTTCGCTGGTATTTCTGGTCAGCTCTACGCTTCGCAGATTGTCACCGAAAGCACTGCCGCTCTTGCGCTTGAGATTTTCAACACCGGAAACACTCCGATTGTCTTCGGTGTGAACGGTGCTGAGTCGATGCGCCTCAACTCCACGGGGCTGGGCGTGGGGGGTGTTCCTTCTGGAGTAAATCGGTTTGCGGTTTGGAATGGGGCGACTCAAGCGTTAACGCTGGATACGAGTGGAAATTTGCTGGTGGGTAAGACTAGCGCAAGCGTCACGACCGTTGGTTTTCAGACGCTTCCTAGTGGTGAAGCATCGGTTGCGATGGCTGCTACTACCGGAGCGGCAACAACTCTCAATGTTTATTCCACCGGAGCCGCTGCTTATCGGTTTTTCGTTGGAATGAATGGAACAGTCAGCGCCACCAATGCTACTATCTCGGCCATCTCCGATGCTCGTTTCAAAGAGAACATCCAAGACCTAGACGTTGGTCTGGGTGCGATTCTCGCCCTGAAGCCGCGCAAGTTCGACTGGAAGTCTGGCAAAGGTAAGGACATCAAAGGCGACAGGGGTTTCATCGCTCAGGAGTTTGAGCAGGTGTTCCCGAACCTTGTGGATGAGTGGCGCGACAACGCCCCCGAAGGCGAAGCTCCTTACAAGTCCGTTCGCGCTGACCTGATTCCTGTGTTGGTGAAAGCCATTCAAGAACTCACCGCCCGTGTTCAAACTCTCGAAGCTAAGTAAGCCATGATTACCCTCTCTTGGATCATCGAACGCCTTCTCGTCCGCAAAGTCGAAGGCGACAAAACCGATGTCGTCATCACCGCCGACTGGCGTTGCAACGGCACCGAAACCATCGGCACCGGCGACGACGCAAAGACCTACAGCGGCACCGCTTACGGTTCGTCGTCGTTCG